ACCTCACTGTATCTGATGTTGATCTTCCATGATTTGTTTCTTTTATTGTTACAACTGTGGTAACTCCACCAGATGATCCCGTTGTTAAAGAATCTTTATTTAAGATTACCTCTGTAGCAGGCTCAACTCTATCAGGCCTAGCATCTTGTATAGATTGTGGATCATCAAACTTCATTCTTCCTACAAAGTTTTGAGGATGGTCAGGGTCAACAACATCCACCCCAACTCTCAGGCCTGTCTTTGATCCGTTTCTAAATTCAAATACCAAATCTTTACTTGCATATCTAAATCCAGTTTTATCACATATACCATATGAATACTTACCTGATGAATATGCCATTATTTCTCTTTCTTTGTTTTATAAAAATATTCATTACTGTCGCCAAATCTTTCTAATTTTCCTTCATTTTCTACTTGATAATACTCTGTGCTTACAAGAAAGTCAGGGGTTATTGGCTTTTCTGGTGTTAAACTATTATCATAAACTCTCATTCTGTTATTTGGATACAAGCAATATTGACCATTCTCTAATTCTAATAAGTTATGTGACTTATGTTCTTGTGGAGTTTCACTTGTACTAAAATCCACTGTATCTATGTCACCATGATAATTATCTAAAGTCGCTATGTAGCTTCCTTTAATTTTACCAGCATCTCTTGTATAAGCTTCGTATGTCATAGAGCCAATAAATTGTTTTTGTATACATGTAACATTGTAGTCCATACAATTCCAAAACTGAAGGTTATATAAATCAAGGTCTGGCTCAGGTGTCTCTGGTGATGAGCAGAATGCACTGATAGGGAGTTTATCAAATAACGCACCATACTCTGGTAGATATGTCTCAAAGTAAAAAGCTCTACCCGGCAACGACTTGCAAGACACCCAAATGCCTTTAACAAACTTTCCATGACCATCTTTTCCATCTCTTAAATATTCTTTTCTTACCCATACTTCTACAGCAGGAAGATTACATATAAGTTTTGACATTATCTCATTCTAAAGTTTAATCCTCTAGCGGCCATACCTCCGCCTCTCATTTTCATAACCTTTCCTCCACCTTTCATAAAGCCCATTTTGTTACGAACCTCTGTTGGAAGCTTACTAAGACCCTTGCCTTTGTTTCCTTCTGGGATTGCCTTTAATCCGCCGCCACCTTTCAGTGTCTGTGGTTTAGACTTTCCCATCATTTTATCAAGCATCTTCTTTTGCCCGGGCATTATCATAGGCGCAGCTGATGAAGTTTTCTTTTTTTTCTTTTTACCCTTAGTAGGCATTATTTTAATTGGCATTATTATTTCTCCTATAAGTTAACTTTAACTTTTCTTTTTACTAAAAAAACGACCAAATAAACCTTTTCTTGTTGCTTTTGATTTTGTAGGCATCTTCGCTTGATTTTTTTGAGCTGGTGTTATTTTCTTTTTCTTAACAGTGCGAGATTTATTTTTCTTCATAGACATAGCCCTCATCTCACTTGGAGACAGCCCTGCATAAGGGGTCATTTTTCTCTGGCTTGCCAAGCCGGGCTTTAGAACACCTAAATCTAAAGTTCTTCCTGCTCTAATTTTATTTGGATCTTTAATATTGTTATTTTTTTGCAAAGTCCTTATCGTTGTATTATATTTCTTTGCTATTTGAGAGAGAGTGTCTCCCGGTTTTATTTTATATTTTGCCATTATTAACTCCCGTAAAATGTATTGTATGGAACAAATCTAGCAGATGCACTTTCCGTGTCCTCACCTGCCGCTAATTCAAACTGAAACTCATACTCCTGCTTCAGTGCTGTTACCCTTCCGGCTAACTCTGGATCTTTCATGGCTATGTAATAAGCCAATCCGGAAACTAAACAAGGAACAAATCTTGGAGGAATAAAAGATGTTGTTGTGCCTTCTATTCCTGAAGATATTCCATCTATTCCCACAACCCTGAAATAAGACAGAGTGTAGGTATCTTGACTATCTGGCACAGGATATAACGTTGCTGTAACAGATCCAGACAATCTCTGTATAAATATTTGAGTTGGTTTTCCTTGTGTATTCTTTGAAGATATCTGTGCAAATGTAGATACACTTATTCTTGCCATATTTGTATCTACTTGGCTTGTTCCAGTGCCTGTTCTAATTGTATGTTCTAAAAGATCTACTGTATCTGTAGGCAAGGTATATGTTGCTGTACCTGCTGTTAGAGATAAGGTTCCAGATTCTATTGTCCAAAGGTTCAATCCTCTGTTTTGCCACTCCATAGTTAAGATATTAAAACTTCTTCTAATGTTTCTAAGATCATTACCAGTACGCATGGTGGTACCAGCTCTTGAGTAAGCCTCTTCAAACAAATCAGGTAAATCAGGTACTACTACTGCCATGTTCCAGTTTCTCCATTAACTTACGAGTATTTTCTAAATCTTGCCGTTTTTTTAGCAATCTTTTTGGGTTGTTTAGCCACTTGTTTTCCTTTTCTAGTTGCTTTTCGCTTTTTAGCCGTAGTGGCGGCGTATTCAGAGGGCGAAAGAGCCTTAATTGCCGCGGAAGGTAGATAACGCTCACCTGTAGCTTTTGGCCCTTGTGTACTAGGTTTACCACTTTTGGTTCGCCACTTTTGTTTACCCCAAGCCTTTAAACTCCTTTGTGATTTCTTTAATGCCATTACTAACTATACCAACAAATAACTTGTAACACTAGTCATCTTTTTCTTTGCCTCCGTAAAGATTCTTTAGCCCTTTTAGCAATAGCTGCCTGTTCTTTTTTACCAGAGACCTTAGCTCTTTGCTCCATAACAGTAAGGATTTGAATTTTTCTTGCAAAAGGTTTGTTAACATTCTTAACCTTTCTAGCTGTTGCACGAGCATCAGCAACAGTTGCATACTTAATCCTAACAGTGTCTTTTGGATTTTCGTCAGTATAGAGTCTTCTTCCAGAACCTTTAGGCTTTTTGCCTGTGCCAACCTTTGGGTCTTTTCTAACCATTTATTTACCATTCCTGTTCATTATAGCACTGGCGCCCATATATGCAGCCACAATGCCACCCCCAGTGATATAAAAAAGATTACTAATATCGGAAAGTGCTTTAACTCTCTCGAGATCGACCAAGAACATTGCAATAGTAAAAGAAGCCATTGCAACCAAACTAGCTGTCGCCATACGTCTTTGTGCCCTTTGCTTTCGTAAATCATGTTCTAACCTCTTAATTTCAGCCATGTGCTCAAATTCCTCGTCACTGACCACACCGTCATTGTCAATATCATATTGGCTATATTTAGATGACTTTTGCAATTTTTTCTGTTTCATCTTTTGCTCTCTTTATACATCCAAGCTAATAATATTATAAATCCTACAACAGTGCAAAACAATACAATCCAACCAATAACTTCCCATATCTTTCTAATCAGCTCTTGTCTCTCATAAATCTCTTCTTTTCGTTTCTTTCTTATCTCAGCCTCCATTCTAAGAATTTCATTCCAAGAATTGGCTCCGTAGTGAAAATTTATAAATGATTTAAGTTCTTGACGTTGTGCCTCTAACTTTTTCTTTGCTGTAAAAGCTTCTATTGCAGAGGCTTCTATTTCTCTGCCTTTAAATAATTTACGAAGTGGTGAAGCATTCTTTGCAGACTTCTCAGTATTTTCAACATCTGACACAGCGCCCATCCAGCGACTTAAATCTTTTCCCATAGATTCAATTTCACGACCTGCGGCAAATCCTTTTTTGATTGCCGAAAATGCCGTATTAGCTGCCGTAATGGCTATGCCAATTGAGGCGGGATCTAACATTAACCTCTATAGCCTCCACCTGCTTTTTTATAAGCTTTAGCCATCATTTGTGCTTTTCTGGCGCTCCACTGGCCGGGTCTTCCACCTTTTCCACCAGCTTTTATTCTGTTAAATATTCTTTTTCTTAATCCGGGCTTTGTATAATTACCAGCTTCGTTAACTCTGCTTTTAGTCTTGCCACCCTCTTTCATTCCTGCTGCTCTTTTGTACAGAGTTGGATATTCTTTCTTTGTTAATTTTTTTGCATCACTAACAATTTTTCTTGGGTAATTTTTGTTTCCTCTTGAAAGAGATTCTTTTGCTTTTTTTAATATTTTATCTTTTATTTTTCTTTCTAAAGATTTAGGTTTTGCTATTTTTCCACCCTTTTTCATTCCCATAGCACTGCCATCATCAATGTTTTTTGCTGTTCTTAGTATCGCTAAATCACCAGCATCTGTTCCTGATGACATAAATCCACCTGACTTTAATCTCATTGGCTGTTTCATTAAGATCTCCTATTTACTTTCTTTGCTGTTCTTGTTCTAGCATATGATCTGTTCTTAGATTTAGATGCCACGCCAAGATTTTTCTTCTTGTTGTCTTTTGGATTACCATTCCTATGTGTGACATCTTTACTGTCACCTTTAGAAACTTTACCAGCTTTAATCATTCTTGCTCTAGCTGTATTTCTAGAAGCTCTCTTTTTCTTCTGATCTGTTTTACCATGATAATTTTTATATTCTTTTTTGTAATTACGCATGATTTATACAGCTTTTGTTTTGCCTTTCATAGCTATGCCATCAATAGGTTTACTTCTTTTTATCTGACCACCCATAGCCATCCTTCTTGTCATTTCAGGCATGCCCATTCCAGCTGAAGGGCTCTGCGGAGCAGAGGCCATTCTTGCCGCCCTACGAGCTTTAGCTTTTTTTCTTTGTGGTCTTGCGACCATTGCAGGAACTAAGCCTAAGCCACCTGCTGATGCAAGTTGACTCATTGGACCTTTTCCTTTTGCAATACTATATGCGGGAGATAATGCTTCTAACATCTTTCCCATATTTTTTTTCATAACAGGTTTCTTTTTTACATTCTTCATACCTAATAGTTTTTGAGTAATTTTAGGTATTGGTTTTTTAGAAGATATCTTACCTTTTTTTGTTTGATAATTTGGCATCTTATTACCTTTCAATTGTTGCCTCATAGAAGCTCGACTAATCAACACTTCCACCTTCTGCGGGCCTGTCTAAGTCTGCTATTTGGATTTTTTGCTGCTTTTGGAAATTTTTTCATTTGACCTGCGCTTCTAGCACAAAAAGATTTACGCCTTTTCGCAGCTTTACTTCCTGCTTTAACTTTTCCAGTTACAGCAGTTTTAAGCTTTGATCCGGGGTTTTCTCTACGATATTTAGCAACACCTTTGGCAGTCATGCCCGCGCCTGCTTTTGTAGGGCGTTTATGACCACCTTTAATAGTGTACCCTTTCATAGAGCCTCTTTTTTTCTTTTCAGCCATTAGGAAAGAAATACAGTTAACTTATTGCCAGAACCAGAAAAAGCATGAATATAAGCGCCACTCTCTGCCAGTATTCCTTGATCTGGAATATTTAACGTATGCAATCCTGTTGGAAAACTTTGAACCAATAAATCTGCACCACCACTACCATCTTTGATAGTTAGAGCTCCTGCTGCATTGCCAAATATTACTACTTGCCTAATTCTAGATCTTACAGGACCTAGAACAGCTGCACTGTCTCCTTGGTCAAAGTTAAAGGCTTTAACATCTGAACGACCTGCCATTTAACCCTCCTTAGAATACTGAGTATTCAAGTTCTACTGTGAATCTACCTGCTGAAGCATCTGCATTTAATGCTGTTGTAGCCGCTGCATACAGTACATTACTAGCAATAGGTGCTGTTGTATTAGGCTCAAACACATGAAAGTTACCAGCTGTATTATTAAAATTGATATCAATCTCTGTTACAGACGCATCAGCAGATATAGTTGGTGAAAAAGCTGTAACACCTGCTCCAACAATCTCTGTCCCTGAAGAAACAGCTGCATTAGTCGCTGTGCCACTTGTTGCACTCAATTGTAAACTTCCAGCTAAAGTTTGACCACATGCTGTTGTGATGCCAACTACAGCCTTATGAATAAAAAACTTTGTTGCAGTTACTAATTCATCTGGATGATCTGAATTTAAAGTTCCTAATTCTACAAGCACATCACCATCAGTATAAGCTGAAGCTGTATCTGTTGCAGCTAAAGAACCCACAAAGGTTTGTATTTTTCTTGAACCTAAAGATATTAGCTGACCAGTAGAATTTACTGAGAAGCCTGTTTGAGTAATAACACCTGTAGTGCTATTCTCATTTATTACATTGAATCCACCCTTTGTACGGATTGGACCCGAAAAAGTTGTATTAGCCATTTAAATCTCCTTGTCTTGGCAAATGTC